TCTGCGATACTTAGGTCTGTTATAAGGCTATGGCAAGCCTCAGATATCTCCCTACGGATTTCCACTCGTTTGAATCTGTATGTGTCACTCATCGTCTGCTCCTTTCATCGCACACTCGTCTATGATGATGCTATCAAAGTGTGTGCCTTGTAACTTCGGTCGCATCCTCGCTCCGCAGTTAGGGCAGTAGTTGAAGCTGACGAAATCCGTCTTAACTCTGTACCCACATTCAGAACAGACCCAATCAGCATTGAATCCGTTATCGACCAATCTGCGTTTCCACTCCCCTTGCGGTCTGTCTGCGGACGGCACTTCTTCAAGTGTGCTGATGATGTATGCCTTGTCATAAGCATCTGACCATCCGTTATATGCGTTCGGTAGTTCTTCGATTGCTTTTATCGCATCACTCCGTCTGATCAAGTCATCACTCATCGTCCTTCTCCTTCCACTCCCTGTAAAACTGCTCCTCTCGATCATCTGCTTGGCTTGCTACTACCAGGAGTGCATAGCAGAGAGCAGCCATCAGAGCAACGAGTGCGATCAGTACATAGATTACAATTCTCATAGTTCATACCTCTTTGATCTCAAGGCCCCTGTACAGCATCTCGTTGTACTTGAGCCTGTATACCTTGTCCTTGCGTGTTATAGGAGACTTTACATCCTCTATCACCCATCGTGACTGAAGGCCTTTTGAATGCTTTCGGTCAGGAGTCCTGTCGTAGTAGTAGAAGTCTGCGATATATGTCAGAGCACGTATCTTCTTGCCCTTGTGCATGAATCCTGGGCGAAGCTCAAACTTCTTCTGCCTGACAAGGTCCTCTATCTCGCCTGCTCTCTGCAGGATCTGCAGCTCACACCATCTGGCGTATTCCTTCTTGGAGTCATATCTTACGCCATCTACAACGACAGGCTTGTTGTTGTACTTATGCCTCGTTCCTGTCAGTGTCTGATATTCCTTCAGCGACATGTTCGCCATCTTCGTTCTCCTCTTCTTCCTGGAAGACCACCTTCCATGCAGGCTCACCTTCTATGCCTGCTTCTTCATCCTCAATTTTGGTAGCCACTATCGCATAGGCTCTGTCCTTTGCCCAATCTTCCACATCACGCTCACGCAGTTTCTTGTCTGGGCAGTATGTGTCGATGAGATACGCCATGCGCTGCTCATAGATAGATGCAAGGCTGCTTATCTCGTTCCATATCACATCGTCCTGTGCTCTTACCATTGACTCAGCGGTTCTCCACTTTGCGTAGAAGTCAGCCTTCTGCTTTTCAAGATTCTGATTCACTCTTGTGTAGCTCTGATTGACTGCTCTCAGCTCATCGATCTTTTTCTGCTGCCTCTCGACACGCTTCTCACTCTTACCAAGCAGCGTAGACAGCTTCTTTATTTCTCTCTTCAGGGATTCATATTCGTGTTCCATGATAGCCTTATCATCTCCTTTGAATAATCTCTCATAAGCCTTAGTAAGGCTCTGTGCATACTCGCACTTCTCCCAGGCAGGAGTATCGCAGTAAGTTCTAAGCCATAGCTCCTTTTTATCCGAATCCGAAAATGTGCGGCATACATCCTCGCACGTTATAGATCGGCTCATATGCCGCTTATAGTACGGACACAGCGGAAGGTGCTTATCGTTAGGCATGTCACTTCTCCTGTTCGTATCTACCTTCTGAATTATCACGAAGATACTTCCAGCAGTTCTTCAGTTTGGTCCGCAGCGACTTGCTTGGTGTAAGATGCAAATCCTCTGGAGACTTGTACACCATCCTTAGTTCAGGAACAGGCTCAATATCCATATAGACATTGCTCTCATAAACATCTCCCCATGTTGATGTGCCACAGTGCTTAGCCATTACATGATGCAGACTCATCTTATATGTGCGTTCCGTTTCCACCAGGGTGAGCATTTCGCTTATGCACTCTCGTTCCTGTTCCTTGATTACGTGCTCTATAGCTTCTTTAGGCATCTCTTCTGCCATTAGCTCCGTCTTGCTTGCAATTCTCATGTTCACTTCTCCTTATACAGCGTTCCTTCAGGTCCGTATGCCACGACCTCTCTCAGCGGACACCACTCTGGGAGCTTGTCGTTTACCTCAAGCCATGTCCTGATCTTCTTGTGTGTCACATTGCACTCTTCCCAATAGACATCCTTCAGTCTGCATCCAGAGCAGTTATTCGGCTTCTCCATGCTCGTTATCAATACCATTCAACCATTCTCCTAAACTTATCTGTCTTGGATCTACATCCGTTTTTTCTTCAGGGCCTCGGTAAATAATCAGGGCCGAAGGGAACGGAGCATTCGCCCTGCCGCCGAACTTTATGCGGCCCCTGACAAATCTGACCTCAGCTCTATGCTGCACGTAGTTCCACCACCACTTCGTATCCGTTCTGGCGAATACAAGTGCCACGACTGTAGTGTTAGGCTTATGCCCTTCGTAATAGCACTTCCTGATCCATTCCTTCACATTCCTGTATGGCGGATTACACCAGACTGTGTGGCCCCCCCAATTTTGCGAGAGGCCATCAGTCTCGATGTCGAAATACTTTTCGCACTTGTGATTCTCAGCGGACGCACATACATCAAGGTCAAAATGAAACTCTCGGTCCAGGTCCTGGAATAAAGGATCAGGAGTTGCCCATTCGTCTGTTTTTCTTGTGTACATTTGTCCGATAATCATCTCTCAGGCCATCCTCTGTTCGTTGCATATCCGATAACGTACTCATAAGGTTTCCTGATCTGCTTGTGTTTTCTGTTGGCGTCATCCTGACATTCATCAAGCAGCTCATAATGATTCTTGTACATAGCCTTGAGATTAGATATCTCGTCATTGGATAGCAGCTCAAGGAAATCGACCTCGCCCTTACTACTACTACTTATACTATTCTTATCTAACCTATACTGTTCTATGCTGCCACTTGACTGACATGTGTCTGACATCTGACTGACATTTGACTTCCAAGTGTACGAACCATTTGGTTTTTCAACGATTTGAGCCTTCTCTTCAAGGCATGCTGTTGGTGTAAGTCTGTCCTGACGAATCCAGTTATTGATCTTCCAATGCTTGATGACGATAACACCATTATCGAACTGCATCAGATAGTGTTTGCTGATGAGTGCTTCAAGATCCTGAGCACCAGCATGAGCCTTGAACATCGCAAGGCTCACCTGGTTACAGAAGCCTTCATCATCTGCCGACATGACGAGATGCATATACAGTGCCTGCGCTGAAGCAGACAGTGATATGAAGTTGTCGTGATCGGTTATTTTCTTAGACAGCATCCTTCTGTCGGCCATGTCTTACCTCTACTTCTCCTCTGCTACTACCTCAGCCTCAGCCTCAACAGCCTCGGCATATCTTGAATCCTCATCAGGAATAACGAACTCATCCGTGTCGGAAAGCTCCTCGTTGAAATTGAGAGTCACATCCTCGTTGACCATCGCCTTGACGAATTCCGACTTAAGCGGCGCATATTTCAGGGCCTGCTTGATGACTGTTTTCTTGGCCATGCCTTCCCAGGCTGTATCCCACGGAGATGTTTTGGCCTTGCTGTACTTCTTCCTGTGCTCGTTGATGTCCTCTACAGACATTACTTCGAAGCCATATCCGCCTGACTGCAGCTTATAGATGGCATACACCCAGGTGATCTTGCCTCTGTTCTTCATAGCAGGCTTGTGCTTAAGCTTAGGCTCCAGGCCCAGCTCATACTCAAACTCATCGTTCTCATAGACTACGTGGGCCTCGATGCTTTTGAATTCGCCTGACCTGTGCGCCAGCTCGATGAGGCCTCTGTATCCGATCTGGAACTGAGCCTCTTTGTTGCCTGTCCTGTAGTTGTTGTATGGGATCAGATATGCCTGCCCCAGAGGAGTGTTAGGCTCAAGGCCAAGGGCCGCTGCCTGCAGCATTGCACCGATGAATGATGCAGGAGTGCATTTGGCCAGATCTGGATTAAGTGTGACTGCTGTCGTTGCCATCCTGGTGAACCTCTCAGCCGTGATGGTGCTCGGCAGGGCCTTTGCGATAGCCTTCTCGCTTCTGGCTATCCAGTCTTTCATAGTTGGTTTCGCATCCTGCTTAACAGGAACATTTACCTTCTCGTTCACGTTTACGCTCTTAGGTGTCATAGCTATTTCTCCTCTTCTATAAGTTCGTAGTATTTGTTCCATACTTTGAGAAGTTCATCGGCCATCTCTGCCGCCATATATATCTGGTCTTCATCAAGGTCATTGACTTTCTTTACTCTGAATGCCATAAGTATCAGCTTTCTTAAAATGCCCCACTCATATCCGTAGTAGATAATTGGATGTGTTGCAAAAGCGAAATTTTCATTCATAACTGAGGCTATTCCCCTTGGCCCCCTGAGTTCCTTAATCTCTTCCTCAAGAGCCTTTATCTGTGCCTTCTTGCGCTCTATAAGCTCCTTGTTTGTCATGTTTACGCTCCTTTTTTCTTTTTCTTCTTCGTAAGATCCTGAGTCCTAAATACTCTGTATTTGCTTATCTTCTTGTACTTGTTGATATCGACATTAGGATGGTCCGCCTGGAGCTTTGCCATGTCGTAGCCAGATATCTTGCTCTGCTGCTTCCAGGTGCATCCATAGTCCTGGCCGACAGCAGCTTCGTTGTCTCCAAGAAGTTTGCATATTCTGCCCTTAAGAGTGTCGGCCCTGTCGGTATAGTCATCCGCAAGCTCTTTGATGGCCTTGTACTCTTTAATCATGCGGTCCAGGCCTTCAATGGTTATCTCTGAGCCTTTGACAGGATTCGGATATATCTGCTTCAGGGTTTCAAGATCGCTCTCGCCATCAGGTGCTGGCATGATGCCCTGCTGAATGTATTGCGTCCAGAAGGCCGTTTCCGCCTCTCTGAGCGATTTTATGAAGTCATCATCCCTTTTTACCTCAATGACATAAAGTCCTCTCTGAAGGACTAATATGGCCAGATAGACCATATCGAAACCCATGACCATCATGTAGTGCTGGCACTGGCAGTAGTAATGGCTGGGTACATCTCCATTCTCAAAGTTGTACCCATGAAAGCTGCCCATTACCTTGCACTCAAGGCCAGCGTTCTCACCGACTACCTTCCTGTCGATGTTCGCAGTGATGTAGTCGTAGTCATCGTCTGCGTACATGGCAAAGTCATTTCTGACCTTCTTGCCTGTCCTCTCCATAAATCTCTCAGCTACGTACTGCTCAAGATCTGTTCCAAGCCTCATGGCCTCGGATGTCTCCTTCTCCTTTGACAGGCCCATCTTGTCTGCGTATAATGAAAGTGATCCAGCATATGGATTCATGTTTACGCATATGGCGGCATCGCTTCCGCCAATCGATGACTTACGCAGTTGTACCCACTGATCGTGAGTCATCTTTTTTGTGTCTGCTATCTTACGTGCCATATCTACGCTCCTATTACACTCAGCATAAAGAGCAGGAATGGAAGGCTGCCCCACGCAATTAATCCCCCTATAAATTCCATCGGATCATCCTTGACGAAACTGACGAACTCCTGAATAAAGTCATCGATTAAGATTTTCATGACTCGTCTCCTTTCGCATACTCGATGTACTCTTCCTGAAGCTCAAGCCTGAGCTGCTCGGTATCGTAGTCTGCTCTGAGCTTCTCGTTTGTCTCCTGTATCTTGCGCCTGCATCTTGAGATGCTCTCAAACGGCGGCAGCGTGTAGTTCTTCATGACCTCTTTGAACGGCATGTTCACGTTCACGTAGTTTGAGTACACTGCCGTGACAAGGAATCTGTCATCCTTCCTGGCTATCGGATATTCACACAGGATCTTGAATACCTCCGCCTCTAATGTCTTAAGCCTGCTCATCTCAGTGACACCTCTCTCATCGCTGCCAGATAGATAGCTTCCTTTGCCATCTCTATCTCTTTGTTCTTGCGCTCGATGATCTCAACGCTTCTTGCATCGTGTCTATGGATTGACTCTGCTGACTTCTCATACAGTACAGTCATCCTGGCAATCTCATCCCTTGCGTCAAGCAATGCTCTGCTCAGACTGGTGTTCTCGTTCTGAAGATGTTTGATTTTGGCTCTGTACCATGCTCTTTCTTCTTCTGGACTCATCTTATCCATGGCTTCGTTATCTACCTGCTTATCGTGCTTACCCATGTTTACGCTCCTTTCATGGCTCTCTTCGCCAGGCATTCCTTGGTGAGATATCTCTTAGCATCTCTTACGCTGTCAGTGATGTACTCGACACCATGCGCTCCTGGCCCCCATACCTGCTCAACTTCGTAACCTCTGTCTGTTTTCCAGAGTCTCCAGCACTTACCCTGTGTGCCTTTCCACTCTCCATATCTTTCGCTCATGTTTACGCTCTCCTTCCTCACGGATCTTCGTCATCATCCCAATAGTTTCCGTCATCCCAATAGGAGTCCATCACCATCAGGTTCTCCATATGCGTTATCTGATACTGTGTCATGTTGTTTCCTTTCTGGCATATGCCCACACCTGGGCAGGATAGATTTATGTTTCATTGGAGATAAAAAACTAATCAGATGGTCCTTATGATTTCACTCAGTTTTCAGTTTGTAGTTCTCCTGCCCATGTATGGACACATGCCGTTTCACTTCTTATGATGATGCGTATTCTCTGATCTTCTGGATGATCTCGTCCTGTTCGAACTTCGCAAGCTCAAACTTGTTCAGCATCCTGCTTACTTCCTGGTCAGATGTCTCAAGCAAAGCCGCAAGCTCCGTCTGATTCATACAGGCCAGGAACATCGCTTTCCTGATTCTCTGATTCTTCTGCATTGCTACCCCCTTTCCTCATAGAATGTGTCGCAGGCCCTTGTTCTCAGCCTTACTCTCTCTCCGCTTATCGCACATGTGCCGTATACCTTCCTCGCATCGATGTCTCCAAATCTGTTGCGGTCTCTGATGCATCTTGGGCAGTCTTTGCACGTGGCCTTCTCGCCCTTAAGCTCATGCTCGTCTGCCAGATTCTCAGGCTCCTTGACTTCGATGCTATACTGGATGTAATACACATCGCCTTCTCTCACGAAGGTCGGATGCAGCGGAGCCAGCTCCATGATCGCCTCATTAAACAAAAGAGCAGCCTCTTGCGGCGTACTGCCTGAGATTGCTCTGAACTGTGGTATAACTGTGTACTTCATGTCTACGCTCCTTAAAATAAAAAAGTGTACTTACCCATTTGGCAAGTACACATATTCTATAGGGGAGCGAATAGTTGGTCTTAGCGTAGCCACTCTTGGATGACTCTTATTCAAGGCGAATCACTGCGCTTCTCATGCCGCTTGCTTCTACTCTTGAATAGTGCTGTCTCTTATAAAGCCTTCGTGGATTGCTATCCACTCCCCTTCTATGTGACTATTCCGTTTTTCATAATTTTCGGAATACTTGCCAAGGTCATAATAGCACTATCGGCACACCTGTGCAATACCATTTTGTAAACTTTTCCTAAATGTTTTGTAATATGTTCCACGTGGAGCATTTTGTAAATAATCCATAGATGATATACTCCAGATATGAAGAATTTCTTTGACAATTTACAGGGCCTTCTTATTGCACTTTTGTTTATAGCGGCCCCTGGATTATTAATATGTGCCATAGCATTTGTGCTTAATTTATTCGGTGTTCTTGACACAGCAATAGCACTCTATGATTTTATGCGTCTTGGAATCATTTTGCTAATAGTCGTTGGTACTATTGTCACGATTATCAGAGGAAGATAAGACCGCAGGCTTTTACACCTGCGGTCTTTTTAATTAGTTCAGATACTTCTCAGGGTTTACAGGATTGCCATCTGCATCCAGGATCTTGAAGTCCAGATGTGGGCCTGTCGATATTCCTGTGTTACCAGAGCAAGCTATCTGCTGTCCTTGAGCTACAGTATCACCGACTTTTACATTCCATGAGTCGAGATGGTTGTAGTACGTCACCATGCCGTTATCGTGCTTGATGCCTACGGAATTGCCGTATCCAGAATTGTGTCCTGCATATATAACCACTCCGCCATCAGCAGCAGCTACAGGAGTGCCAATCGGAATGCCGATATCTATGGCAGGATGATTGCTTGACGCACCTGCTGTTGGAGAATTCCTGTATCCGAAGTGAGATGTGATTGGGCCTGTCACTGGCCAGATGAATGTGCCTACGGATTTGAGCTTGTCAGCATACTTGCCGCCTCTGTCCTTGTAGTTCTTCAGGTTAACTCTGTTACGATTCTTATAGGCCTTCTCAAAATCTGCTTCAGTGAATCCTGCACCTACAAGTGCCGTAAGCTCATCGAAAATCGCATCCTCATCGTTTATCCTCATGGCTACTTGCAGGTCAGTCCTTGTCTCAGACTTGTATACATACTCACCGATTTCTTCATCTGACATTCCACTCTGTCTGAGATGTCCAAGAATAGAACGTTGTGCATTAAATTCTTCTTCGGTCATTTCAGACTGAGGCTTGATGGATTTCTTTAATGCAGTTTTCGATGCCTCGTTGACTTGCTTATCGAAGTAATCAAGATCTCCGCCTAATTCTTCTACGACTCTCCGCATCATCATGATACGTTCATAGTTGCCTTCTTCTATGGATGACTTGTACCCTTTTGAGACTGACTGCCATATCCGTTTATCACGCTCAGAGCCTTCGTATCCAGCAGCAGCCTTTTCCGCATCGAACAGCATGGTGTCTCTGTCACGCTTTTCGACTTCCTCGTTCGCAGTCTCCTTCTTGATACGCTTCTCATACTGCTTGGCCAGCTCATCCTTCTGCTCATCAGTATAGGTGTCAGATGCATCGATATCTGTAGTTTCGGAAACGACATTATCAGATTTAGTTGTCAGCAGTTTCCCGAACAGGCCCTTACCATCATCGCTGAGAAGTGTCCCGATGAATCCGCTTACTTCCTTATCATCAGATGTGCTGTCTTTTGCAACAGAGCTGAGCCTGTCGCCGACTGACTCCAGGAATGGTGAAGCTAATCCCATGCCATTCATCGCATTCTTCAGGCCTGTTCTCATTGTCTTGATTGGTATTCCCCACATATATCCAATACCATCGGCCATGTTCTCATACCATTCGGCACTGCTTCGTGCGTATGGATCGCCTGTGAGCTGTCTGTATCCAAGAGCAAACTTCTGGATGCCCTGCAGTGCGAGGTTTGAATTCTCCCATCCTTCAAAGGTTGATGCGATATCCTTTACGAAATAAACCTTATTCCACAGTTTAAGCTCATCCTTAAAGTTCTCAAGCGCATTCACCCACCAGAGATGCAGGAAGCTTTCATCATCGTCATCCTTATCGGGTTTCTTTTTTCTGAGGGCATCTACAATTGCAGCCATGCCGCCTACTGAAGCCGCCTGGAGTAATGCCACACCAATTGTGCGCCACTTTATCTGCTCGGCCTTCACTTTATCCCCACTCTTCCATGCTTCTCTTGCGCTTATCCATCCGTCACGGATCA